CCGCTCTTCTTGGTCCCTCGTTATTAGCCATAGACCCACCATTTCTTTTCGGTTCCCGGATCCCGTTCATAACACCTTCTTTGATAGGGCCACCGTACCTGAACATAGGTCTATTTAAAGTTTTCATAATTAATTACCGTATCTTCTTCCGCCGTAGATTTGACCGAATAATCCTGCAACACCTGTAGCACCAGCTAATGCAGATGCGTAAGGATCCGATGCTTGATCTTGTTGATACTGTTGTCCAGCAACACCACCAGCTAAACCAGTTAGTGCATTACCATATTGACCAAGTCTTCCGTAAGATTCATAAGCTCCAGTTTGATTTTGTTGTTGATCAGCAGTTAATAAAGCTTGTTGTTGAGCCTGGTTCACTGAACCAAGTGTACCTAATGCATTAATATCTTGACCCATACCTTGTCTACCAAAGTCAGATAAACCAAATTGTTGATTCATTTGATTGCCGTATGCACCAGCTAGTCCTTGTTGTGCATTTGCTATTTGATTTTGATTACCAAAATTTTGTTGTGCTAATTGATTAGCTTGACCAAACCCTTGTTGTAACATTTGTGCTTGTAATGCTGATCTATCTGCTAGTGAGTTAGCTTGGTACTGACCAAGTTGTGCTCCTTCTCTACCGCCGCCAAAGTTTCCAGACATTACTGCTTGATCTTTAATACCTTGTTCTCCGGCTAATCTTGATTTATCAAACTCAGATAACGTTGCATCGATAACTTGAGATTGATACGGTGACATAAAAGGTTGATAAGCTTGTGGTCCAGTTAAAGCACCTAGTCCGCCAATAGTTTGCGCTGATTGTCCCAGAGCCCCGGCCCCTGCTGTCTGTGCAGTTTGTGCTGCTTGTAAATATGGTGAGTAAGAACCTACACCTTGTGTAGCAAGCGCTGCCGCTTGTGTTTGCATAGGATCTTGTCCAGCAACAAATTGTCTACCGGTAAATTTGTCGGTATCAATAGGTGCCGAATAAGTGGCCTTGGCCTGTGTTGCGTAATCTTCTATCGCTGGTTCTAAAAAATCTGATATTGCCATTATGCCATCCTTGATTGTAATGCTTGTTGTTGTTCATACATTGCTTGCGCGCCGTCTGGTTCTTGTATAATTTCTTCAGACATCATTTCTTCTCCACCACCTAAACCTTGTGAGTCTTCTGAAACTTGTCCACCTTGTTCTAAGTTATCCATTAAGTTTTGCATAACTTCGGATCCTCTATCTATATCTCCACCGCCTGCATTTCTTACAGCGTCTGCAGTGAATACAAATTCGTTTTTAGATAATCTTGCAGGTACATCGTCAGCTCTTTCTTCGCCACCCATTGCTACAAAACCACCTTCATCTCTATAATCTTTTTCATTGCCACCCATGTCAATCATTTCTGCTTGTTCAGTTTCCATGATCCCACCTTCAGCAGCATTAACTCTTTCTCCACCACTAGGATAACCAAATTGATTAGTTCCTGCAGGTGTTCCGTATCCTGGTACACTCATACCTGCTAGGCCACCATTAGCTGCCATCATAGTAGGTTGTTGCATACCTTGAGATTGTTCTTGTTGTTGCATTACTGCTTGTACAAACTGTTGGAAAGATAAATCTCCACCTTTGTTTTTATATTTTACAAATTCTGCCATTAACATTTGTTCAGCTTGTGCTTCTCCTGCACCACCACCCATGTTTAAAAATGCTGTAGGCATTCTTCTGCTTTGACCAGCACCTGATCTTATATAATCTTCTTCGTCTTCATCTAATGAACCACCCATTGCATAACCGGCTCTACCACCGTCAGCTGCGTAAAAATTTTGACTAACATATTTTTTCTTAGGCATAAAATCTAAACCAACACCGGCATCACCTTGACCGCTGTAATAATTTTTTGCTCTTTGTGTAACTGCTGCCGGATCCATAGGATCAGAACCTGATTCTTCGTCATCACCACCGCCACCCATAAAAGGAAGTGCTACACTTGCTCCAAGTAAACCACCTAATGCAATTTTACCTGGACTAAAACCCCCATATTCTTTTTTTTCTGGATCATAGCTTCTAAATAAATTTGAAAATTTACCTGCCGTCCCTTTTTTATCTAAAAAATTTTTACCCGCACCTTTAAAAAATCCAGCTAGTTTAGATGTACCAAAACCTTGGCCACCAAACATTGATTTACCACCTAGCATACTACCACCACCAAGATAATAGCCACCTAAACCTAGTATTGCAGCTTTACCTAACGGACTCTTAGCAATTTTCTTAACACCACGAACAGCTTTCTTAATGAAACCACCTAAACCATAGGCTTGTCTAGGGTCATGAACCATCATACCCTGATTGTACATCTGTCTTGGTTGTTGCATTCTTGAAATTGCCATAAATTTATCCTTAGTTTATCTGTTTTACTTTGTTTCTGCGGACAAATCAAGAGGCGGCATGATAACTTTTACGTCCTGTGCCATCTCTTCTGCTTTATAACCCTTTGCTTCCCAGTCTTTTCTTTCCTTAAAAACCTCACCGGTTTTAAGGTGCCTGTAAGTTTCTTCTACCTTAGCGTCATATATTTTCATTAGTCTATTTTCTCCTTTTTGATGTTTAAGTAGCTGATAGCTATGTCAAATGAACCTGTGTTACTTGACTGCACCGTGAAAGCACTTCCGCCTTCTACTATTAATGGTTGGGTTAATAATTGTGTAGTGACATCAGCTGTCAATGCCGCTGATTTAATGGCTGTAATACCATTGTTTGTAACTGTTACTGTAGGTGTAGACGCAGATGTAACAAGCAGTGACTTAATAATTATAGTCTCATTTACCAAAGGATTACCTGCTCCGAACGGAACCAAAGCATTACCAGTTGTATCATTATCTATTCCTTTAAATTTGTATTGGTTTACTACTGCCATTATTCTAAAAAGAAACTCTTAGCTTCTATCTCCTGTTTTACTTCTTCCTGAAAAGAAGAATTTAATTTTGTAATAATACCATCAAGATCCCTGATCAATGACTGTATATTTTTTTGTTCGTATTCTTTAGCTGCTCTAGTTAATGATTGTACAATTTTTGCCATTATAAAATACTTGCTAAGCCCCCGTTTTTAAACATAGCTCTACCACCGTTTGCTGCTGTAAAAGCTCCTGTTGTTGTAATAGACCCATCTTGTAATCCTTGAAATTCATATGGAGTTACTTTGGTTCCATCATTTAACATATTCATTTGGTCTAGGTATGAATTATAATCTTGTTTTTTAAAACCTCTCATCTTAGAAGCATCAAGATCTTTTTGTTGGACCTCAGTAAAATAATTATCTGTAGGCAAAGGATTAGTGTTGTAAGAAAGTTTATCTTCTTCTGGAAGATTTTTATTTTTTATATAAGTTCTAAGTTTGTTTACCCCAAAACCAATTCCTAAACCTATCGGGTCCATTTTATATAAATTTTTTAAATAATTAACTTCCGAACCAAGGTTCATGACGTTATCTAGTGTTGAGGGTTTTTCTCTTTGATTATCTCTCATAGCTCTTTGATGATTAACGTTTTGTTCAAAACTGCTATAATCATTAGTGCCACTTTTACTTCCAGTGTCCGGTGCAGCTCCATAACCTTTGCTAGCTCTTTCTGCTGCTTTTTCTGGAGCACCCATATCAGCTCCACCGCCACCTTGTAATCTTGCTCTACCACCAAAGAAGTATCCGGCCCTACCACCACTGTTGAATGGTCTTCTATTAGACCCATCAATAAACCCACCATCTTTTTCTCCGCCACCTGGATCAAACGGATCGTTGTAAGAAGTATCGTCTCCTTTTGTAGATTCTCCTCCAGAATAGGTATTACCTTCTCTGTCATCTCTATAAGCATCTTGAACAGTGTTATAGTCTTTTTGTTTTTGAGACTGTTGTATTGATTTTAATTCTGAACCTTTTTCATCTCTAAGTTTATCCCTTCTTTTAGTAAGAACATCTGAAACAGTTTTTCTTTTTCCATCATCAACTTGTTTTTGTTGTCTAGCTAAAGTTTTAGTAATCATATCAATTCTTTTTTGATAAGCATTTTGTAATCCGTAAGTTGGCTCGTCTCCATACCTACCACCTGTTATTGTATTTAAGAAACCACCTGATACAGGGTTATATCCTGCCATTAATCCAGATTGTATTCTTCCAATACTATCTAGGTTATCCGACCCTCCATAATAATTTTTTATATTTTTAGTTCGTATATCACTTTTAGGCATAAAAGAATTAATACCTCTTGAAACTGAACCTGAAAGACTATTTTTTCCAAACGGCAAATAATCCATTAAATTAAATTTTTTTTGTGAAATAATATCAGGTTCACCTTCGTAATCAGTAAACATTTTTTTAAATCTACTATCTTCCATTATTTGTGCATCACTGCTTTCTTCTAATCCGGAATTGTTTTGCCTAATTTTTTCTATCAAGTCTGGGTCTTCTCTTAAACCCGTATCTCCAGGTTTTCTTTCATAGGGGTTAGCATAAGGTCCTGTTTCAAATAATTGTTTATTAAATTCAGGTTGGCTCATGTTTAAAAAAGGAGGGGCTCCAGAAGCTCCTATTGTTTCATCATACCCTGCGTAGATATTGGGACTATCTGAACCAGTAAAAGCATTTGTATTTGTTATACCTTCGTCTTCAACCGGTGGTGCTACAGGTAATTCATATGGGTTCTGTAAATATTTTTGTTTGGGTACGTATTTTAAACCCGCGTCTCTTATCTCTTGGTCAGTAGCCATTATCTCATTCCTCCTGGTGCAATGTCTAATCTAAATGTACCTAGTTTCCAATTTTTTCCAGAACCTGTATTAGATACTTTTAATGCAATTGATCTAGCTCTAAGTCTGGTGCTTTTAAAATTTGTAGTTTCGGTCGATGTAAAATTTGTAGTTGTTGCAGCGGTATTAGGGTAATTTCTTGTTGTAAAACTAACTTCAGTATCACCTGTCTGTTCTATAAAATCTGGTATAAATCTACTTATTCTCATCATGTATTCACCATCTCCTCTAAGATCAGGAGTCCCTACAGTCGCTCCCGTGTTACTTCTTTTTTGAGTAATGTCAAAATCACCGGAAAGAATATTAGCATTAACAGCAGTAATTGCATTACCGGCATTAACTTGATCGGTCCCTGTTTCGTGTTGATAGTATATACTACTTCCGTCTACATTACCAGTAACGTCATAAGAGGCGTCATCGTCAGGATTATAAAGTGTTGCATGAGGTTTTTCGTATACAGAAGAATCTACCCAAGCAGATCTATTTAAAGACCCTGTTGTCCAAATAGGTCTTTGAGTTGTAGAATCTACATAATTATAAGTAACTACTCTATCAACCGAAGTAGCATTAGCCGAACAGTAAAACCAGTTTATTTCTCCAAAAAGATTATTGATACCTGCGTTAATAAAATCTCTAGTTACATTATTAAGGCCAAGTCCGGGGTCTACGGAGTAAACAAAATCTTCTACTAGACAAGGCATGGATCTTAATTGACCATCATAGTTAAAGAAACCATTTTCCGACATCCAATAAGCTGAACCATCAACTTCGATACAGGCATTTTTACCAATCAACCCACAGTTGGTCCCTGCTTGTTGAAATGCAAAAGTAAAAGGTTGGCCTACAAATTGCATTAAAAATATTGCAGTATCGGTCCATACATAAAGCGCATCCCTACCTTTAATAGCAGACATGATCCTAGATCCTGCAGCAAGCCTTTGAGAACCTGCGGTATTTTCTGCTCTTATAGTATACTCATTAATATTTTCTTGATCAGAAAATCTTATAAACATATCATCTTGTGTAGTCTTATCTCCAATAGTTGTTTCTGTTCCAAAAAAAACTAAGTGTCTATCTGGAGTTGATACTACCATATGACGCGATGCTGTTGGTGCACCTGAAATAATAGTTGCCCGAGTAGTTAAAGAATTTGATGCTGTTGCGTCCCATTCAAAACATTCTCCATTGTATATAAGAGCAATTAATTTTGTACCAAAATTATCAAGAACCCATAAACCAGGGTTAAGTGTAAACTGTGTAGTCGATGAAGCTTCACCCCATCCGTTGTAATCTGTAATATTTGTAATAACAGAGTTTTGAGTATGTGTTGCAGCTGTTGTACCATTTACGTTTCTTGCCCCACCGCTTAAAGTATTTGTCCCTGTGTTGTTAGCTGTGTAAGATATATCTTCTGTACCTATTCTTATGGTCCCCGATGCCGGAAACGAGTTTGAACTAGCAAGAACAATGTTAGTTGTAGTTGTGTCTGTTAATGCAGTAGCAAGAGTATTAGTTGCTTCTCCGTTTACTACACCGCCAAATAAACCCGAACTCCAACCAAAACCTGATTCTTGTGTAGAAGGTCCTACGTTAAAGTAACAAAGAATTGATGCAGATCCCGCATTGGTTACAGGTGTGCCGGCTTCGTTAGTGGCCATTGTAATTGTAAAAGTTGTGCTACTTGGTACAGAAGTCACCATAAATTTTTCGTCTTCAAATGTGGCGTTTGTAAAAGTAGACCCAGATAAACCAGAAACAGCATCAAATAATACTATATCATTATCTAGCAAACCATGATTAGAAGAAACAGTTATTGTCACTGTTGGTGACCCTGCTGTACTTGTAAAATTTGCACCAGTAATTGTAGTTCTTATAGGGTGGATATCGTAATACTCACCATCTGAAAAAACATAAAGGATTCTATTAGTGCCAATTGCAGAATATTTTATACCTATATTATCATCCCAGTTGTGTATAGCTCTTGCGGCACCAGTTAGTTTTTCTGTACCTAACTGCTCCCAACCGCCTATTTTTTCTGGCGAACCATATCTAAAACGTACGTTATCTCCATCAAACCACTGACCCTCAGCGCCTGTTTCGGTAACCTGTTTGTTGAATCCTGGTGCAAACCCTAATTTTTGTAGCATACTTACCTTATATAATTTAAATTTATTACAAGTCTATTCAAAATATCGGTGCATGATACACCAGTATGACTGGTTTTTCCATTAAATTCTATAAGAGTGTTGGCCACACTTTTAACTTTTTTACCGTTTTCAAAAATAGTGTGTCCATTATTAGTATTAACATAAAACAATGCGGTTGTTAGATCAGTCTCTGTAGAGTAATCTACATGAAAACCTTGTTGTATAGGTTTTTCTGTCTTTAAACTAAGGTTTGCCTTTATTCTTAATAATACAAAAGGGTTTATTTTTTGGATTATAGGTTGTAATAAATTAAAATAATCTGAGTTTATGTGGTTTTTATCTTTATCAAAAAAAGTATGAACCAACTGAGCTTGACCATCATTTTTTTTAACCACCCCCTCATTATAATACCAAGGGAAATATGGAGAAGTTAAGGTACTCTGTATATTTGTTATATCTTGAGTATTTAAAAAATTTTTACTAATTTTCATATATGCTTTCACTATTTGTATCAGTAAAAAAAATTGAGGTTACTGATAAATTACCATCATATCTTTTACCAAAGAAATCTAAACAATAGTAATGTTGTTTTAAAAAATTAAAAGCTTCTAAATTCCAAGAGCCATTATCTAAAAATATTATACAATCGTTTTTCTTATTATAATGCACAAAGTTTGCTATATCAAATCTAGATACTACATTAGGATGATTATCAATCATAATAAAATCAGGTTTTTTACTCAGCTCTAAATGCAACAAGTCTCCAATATTATCTTTAGTAAACATAGATATATTTATATTTTTAATGCCTTGGTCTTGTATTTTTTTAAACCATTCTTTATCATGTTCTAAACTTGAAACAGCTTTAAAGCACTTAGAAAAATAAATTGTAGAATTACCGGAACCTATTTCTAAATAGTTTTTATCTTTAGTTTTTAACTTTTTTAAATGTTTTAAAAAAGGTTCCGTTAGTAACGGTATCATTTCTTACTTTGTAATTTTAAATTTAACTCATTAGTTCCACCACAAGAAATTAATCCATTTGGAAAAGCATTAGCTGCTATTGTATATCTTGTTTCATCTTTAGTATTTGGTTGTGCGTAGTGAAATATTTTTGGAGGAAATACAATATATTTTCCTGGTTCAGTTGGTTCTAAATGTTTTAAATCATATTCTTCGTTTGAATAATCTTTTTGACTTAAAGGAAATATATTATTACCAAAATAAGGATTTAGTAAATGCCAAACTGTGTGATCTTTTTTCCAACCTGACACATAGTAATTACTACTAACAAAAGCATTTGGATGTGTGTGTCCATGAAAAGAATCTCCTTTCCCATTCATATTACACCATGAACTATTTACTTCTAAAGGCACTGTTAATTTTAAATCTTTTGCAACTTCTTGTAAACACTCGTGTACCCAACCAAAAAAACTTTTTAGCTCTGGTAAATCATGTAACATTTTTTGCATACCTTCATCTTTTGTATATGCCCAAATATAGTTTTTAGTATTTTTTGTAAAAGGTTGTGACTCAATAATCTTTTTAATTTTATCTATTTTTGATTTGGTATAATAAAATCTATAAAAAGGTATACCCAGTACTTCAGTCTTTTTTTCCAACATTAGCTCCCATAAAAGTAGTAGATAAATTAAAACTTATTCCCCATTTTGTTTCTTTTGATTTATTTTTTTTACAACCATGATTTAAAAAAGAAGAGAACAAAACAAACTTACCTTTTTCTGGTTTTACTTTTCTTTTAATATCTGGAAAATTTAATAATTGTGGGTGATCATTTAAATAAAGAACACCTGACCAAATAGAAGGTTTATGAGTATGCACTTGAGTTTTATTCCCTGTTCTAACACAATAACCCCATGAATCTTGAAGAGTATATGTATTTAATTTTATTCTTTCATCAATGTATTTTATAAAATGTTTTAAAATTTTAGAAAACTCATCATCATCATTAAGGTAATTATATGAAGTCATTAGATCTCTAACATTAGTTTTAAAAGCCATGTTATTATCTTCTTGAAATCCTCGTTTTATTTTTTCAATAAAATATTCAGAGTTAATATCTATTACTCCTTCAATAAAAAAATAATCTGTTAAACATTCATCTTCAATGTGATGATCTATTACAATCATAAAGTTATGTTCCATTCCAAATTATTTAGCAATTCTTCTATATTAATATCTTTCATGTTATTCTTCTTTATATAACTGTGTAACTCTTGTACATCTATTATAACCCATTTTTTATTTAAATAAAATACTATTTTATCTGCTTTGCTTTTAAAACTTCCAACTTTAAATCCTTCTTTTTTAATAGGTCTAGTATCAAATTTTAATTTTTGATTTAATCTATTTTTAAGAATACCTGATATATTCCACAATTCATTTTTTTGTTTTTGTGAAGGGTACTCAATATCATCTAAATTTTTTTCAAAAAGATTATTTAAGTTTTTTGAATGATTCTGGGATTCCGACATAAGGTCTTGTATCATATTTATTTTCTTCAGCTCCTTTTGTTTTAACGTCAGTGTAGTGTAAAAAAACTTGAGCACATTGAACTCCTTTAAATTTATCTCTCCAATGTTCTCTTTCAGAACCTTTATAAATTAACATGTCTCCTTGACTTAAATTAATCTTTATTCCTTTAGTATTTTTTTTATTAGACTTAGAAAGAAAAATAGGCCATTCATTTCCTCCTAAAAAAATAGTTGTAGACAACTCACAACTAAACCTATCTGTATGTCTTTTTAATATGTCTCCAGTTTTATAGAGTCTAGCATAGGTGTAGTTCGGATAAACTTTAATTTTTAATTTTTTTTCTACAATAGGTTGTGTAGCCAATAATAATGTTTCCATAGCCATATCTGCATATATAGCGTACGTGTCAGGGACCATATCTCCCTTGCCTTCAAAACCTCCATAAACTTCAAAATGAGCATGAGGGTATTTATTAAATTTTAAAAACTTCTGTACTTCTTTTTTTAAAATTAAATAGTTGTATAAAAACCTTGCAGTAGGTTTAGTCACTGCTTTTTTTATTATCATATATCCTTTTTTATCAAACTCTGTCATGTTATCTCCAAGGCTTACCTAAAGTCCAAGAAACTAAACTATATCTTGTTCCTTTTGTAATAGGGGTTACTTTATGCCATATAAAAGAAGGCATTACTAATACGCTTCCTTTCTGTCTCATTTCTTTAAGGGTAATTACATTACTAACATCTTTAATTTCTTTTTCGCCTTTAGCATTTTTATCTCTTAGGTCTACTTGAAAGTCTCCACCTTTATATTTTGAACCATCAGATAGAGAAATTACAGTGCTTAATTTTCTATACTTACCTCTATAGTTTTCATAAGGATGGTCCATAGGATAAGGTTCCGAAAAACCATCTTGGTGCCAGTTGTAGTGTTGTTTTAATTTGTATTTTGTAAATTGAACAGACTCTGTATGGTCTATGTCAAAATTCCAACCTGCATTTAAATTTGCTTGATCAACAAAAGGATGTATCATGTCATAAAGTTCAGCATCATTTGAAAAAACAACATTTGAATTTCTTACTTTACGGTCACTTCCTTTTACAGTTCCTTTTTTATCTTTAAAAGATGTGTATTTTTTAATTAACTGATCACAAATTGTATGAGGAATTACTTTGTCGTAATACCAAAATAAATATTTTAAAATCATTATTGTACTAGGTTAGTCCAAGTAATGTATTCTCTATCTGTTTTGTCTAGATTTTTAGAAAAATGATAATCTATATTTGAATTGAATAAATAAAAATTTCCTTCTTGCACGTGTAAGAAATCATAAAAATATCTTTGTGTTGGTTTTTGATATTTTATAATTAGTTCTCCTGAATTTTGTCCTGCTTTTAATATATATATTAAAGTATACCAAGGTTGATCGTGAACATTTTCAAGAAATAGATTATTTCTTGAAATAGAAGATTGGTTAAATGTTTCAATATTTGCCCAATTTTTTAAATTAACATAATTTATATTATGATAAGCGTAAACTTGTTCTTGAATTAAATTATATATCCAAGAATGTTGTCCATGATAAGTTAAATTAATATCATAAAATTTATTTGAATGATCAAACACTGTATTTTTAAAATCGTTTCTAAGACTTTTACTTATTGAATCACTATCTATTTTAGAATACTCAGAACGAATATTCCCTGCTATAATTTTTTGTTGAGTTAATACTATTTCTTTCGATTGCATAACAGTATTAATATAACTATTATAAAAAAATTGTCAATATTATTGAAATCTATATCTAATCATTACGATACCAGAACCACCAGAACCACCAGAAATTGAAACGTGGGGTGTAAATCCTCCACCGCCACCGCCGCCACCAGTGTTTCCTTGTCCACTTGTACCAGTTTGAGCACCTGGACGATTTGGACTGTTTGTTCCTGATCCTCCGCCACCTGCTCCACCATTTCCACCTGGAGGGTTTCCTTGGTCCGGACGACCTGCTCCGCCACCACCACCAGCAAAAGTTTGAGCAGAACCACTAATTGATATTGGAGCACCTGCTCCACCTGTAGCACCTGGAGCTGGGGATGCTGCTGATTGAGCTCCACCTCCGCCACCACTAGAATTTTCTGATTGACCTGCAGAACCTGCATTTCCTTCCGGAGGACTGAAACCTCCAGAGTTACCACTTGTTCCAGGATTTTGTCCAGAGCCACCAGCTCCTGAACCACCGTTTGAACTTGATCTAGCTCCCCCAAAACCGGAACCACCTCCACCGCCGCCTGACGATGTAAAACCTAATCCAGAAGAATTTTGACCTGCTTGACCTGCTACGTTGTTGTTACCCATAGAAGATGATCCACCTCCTCCAATAACAATAGGATAAGTTTGAGCACTAACGGGTTGACCTGAACCATCCTCATTAGGAAAAGAAAATCTAAACCCACCTGCTCCTCCGGCTCCTCCAATACGACAGCCACCTCCGCCTCCTCCAGCTACAACCATCCAATCTACAGTTTCACCTGCAGGGGCTTCAGTTATTTCAAAATTTGCGTTACTTGTAAATGTATGAATTTTATAATCTCCATCTTCTGTTATACTTCCACCTGTTGCTACAATTCTTGGTGTGGCTCCACCGCCAGCTCCAAAACCAAGACTAAAATATCCAAAACTCATTTTTTACACTGCCTCCCATTGTTGATTACTTTCATTCCAAGTATATTCAAGAGAATCTTCAGGATGTGCTACTGGGGGTTCCCACATGCCAGTAGTAGTATTTAAAGTCCAACTTGAATAAGGTTGTGGATGAATAAATATATTATTTGTTGTATCCCATATACTACCTATTCCAGCATAATTTGCTCTAAAAGCTTTCGATTGATCACTAGATAATGTTCCATCAGAAGCATAATGTTTTCCTTCATGTGTATTATATGAAGTTTGCTTCCAATTAGTATATCCAGTATTATTAGTTAAAAATGAAATTCCATCAGCTTCAGTTGGTGCGTCAGAATTAGAAACTACATTAACTGCAATCACAACATTGTTTTCATCTAATTTAGCGAAATGAGCCATAATATAATTACTTTGTCTCCTATTATGCGTCGTTAGCAGCACTAGTAGTATAGAATAATTTAATTCCAAGTAATCTTGCGTCTGCTGATAAACTGTCTGCAGAAACGTCTCTTGATATTTGGAAAAAAGTATATTCATTAGCACCTGGTGATCCTGCTATTGTAACTGCTCCACTTTCTGCTGCAACGTCTAAGTCGTTTGATGTTCCACTGTGTGCTTTTGCAGTTGCAACAACTTGTGTTCCAAAAGCTGTGTTTAAATCTCCACTGTCAGCTAACGCTACTGCAGATAATCCCCATGCAGTAGTTCCTGTGTTTGTTGATGTTGCTGTAAAAAAAGCTTGAAAAGTTACTGTTCCTGCATTCCATGATTTAGGAAATGCAACAGCAAACTGTGCAAACTCATCAGAGGAATTATCAAAATCTAAAACTTTTATTTCAGGACCGTTTGATAATTCTACTTGAGCAGCTTCTGCACCACTTGTTGTATTAGGATACATTGCAACAGCGGGAATCCATATAGTTTCTTTACCTGCAATTTTAACTGCAGCTGTTGCTGATTTAAGAACACCTGTTCCTTTAGGATTTAAATTTAAATCAACGTTTGTTTCACCCGTTGAAGAAATAATTGGACCGTTTCCAGTAGCTGCGTTAGCGAGTGTAATTTCATTAACTGCAGAACCTGTAGCTGTTAAAAGAGCTAATTCATTTCCGTTAGTATCTAAAATTGAAGTTCCAATTGCTGGAGAAGTTAAAGTCTTGTTTGTTAGAGTATCTGTGCTTGTTCTAGCAACTAATGTATCTGCTCCGGAAGGTATAGTAACTGTTCCACTATTTGATATAGAAGTTATTACTGGTGTAGTTAAAGTTTTGTTTGTTAAAGTTTGTGGATTTGTTGCCGTAGTTAAACCTAAATCAAAAACACCAGTGTTTGTTGCAACACCATCAAGATAAATAAGTTTGTATCCTTTGTCAGTTGTTGCAAAAGTAACTGTTGCTCCTGAACCAGATACTGCTTTTAATTGTAATGTTTCTGCACCAGTAGTTCCGTTTTTAATAATGTAAAAAGTTTCCGTAAGAAGAGGAAATGTTAAAATTCTAGATCCTGTAAGAGCACCTGTTAATTCTATAATTCTGTGTTGAGCAGTACCTGTTAAAGCACCGTCTGCTATTGATAAAGCTGTAGTTCCTGATCCTGCAACAGCTAAACTTAAGACACCGCCTGTAAGTTGTTCAATAAGACTTAAATTTGCGTTTGTTTTTGTTCCCCAAGTACCGGCGTTTTCACCAGTTGCCATTAATTCTAAACCAAGGTCTGTAAAAGTTGATGCCATAATTTTGTTCTCCTAAGCTACATGTGTTACATCTGTATACGATGTATTCCCTACTATGTCAACATCTTGATAGCCCAGTGTAATGATCTCTCCTACACTAGATGTTGTTGATAATCCAGTTAAACCCATTACATCTGCAGGTAAAATTGATCCTACACTAGATGTTGTTGATACTCCTGTTAATGGAACTCCTATTTCAGGAACAATTGATCCTACACTAGATGTTGTTGATACTCCTGTTAAACCCATTACATCTGCAGGTGAAATTGATCCTACGCTAGATGTTGTTGATACTCCAGTTAAACCCATTACATCTGAAGGTGAAATTGAACCTACAGTTGAAGTTGTTGATTGTCCTGTCAGTGTTAATGAAAGACTAGTTGTTGGAGATAATGATCCTACTGCGGAATCTGCATGTACTCCAGCTGGAGTTAATTCAATTCCAGTAAATATAATTGCACTACCTACGGTAACAGTTGCCGATTGACCAGTTAGTGCTGCTTCTTCGTTTGATACAGCTGTTACTGATCCAACTGCAGAAGTTGTTGAAAGTCCAGTTAATGGAACTCCTATTTCAGGAATTAAAGATCCCACAACTGAAGTTGTCGACTGTCCTGTTGGTGTTAGTGAAAGACTAGTTGTTGGAGATAATGATCCAACTGCCGAAGTCGTTGAAAGTCCGGTTAGACCCATCGTCTGTCCATCTAATGCTATTGCACCGACGGAAGAAGTTGTTGCTAAACCTGAAAGATTAACGTCAAGAGAAGACTCACCCCAGTTTTCAGTTCCCCAAGTATCTTGCCCCCAACCTGCTGTTTGTTGAACACTAGTTGTGACTGAACCTATTGAAGATGTTGATTGTACGCCTGTTAAAATTAAATCAATGTTTAATATAATGTCAATTGTAGTTGAACCTACTGAAGATGCTGACTGTACACCTGTTAAAGAAGTTGTAATAGTTTGATCAGCTATGGCAGTACCAACACTAGAAGTTGATTGTACACCTGTCAGTCCCATGACATCTGCAGGTGAAATTGTTCCTACTGAAGATGTTGATTGTACACCCGTTAAAGCTACGTCAACGTCGGCTTGATCGCCCCATTGGTTTTGACCCCAGGTGGTTCCGGATTGGTTCCAAGTGTTAGACATAAGGGTTTAACCTTATGCTATACGAAGGATAGCGTTAGATGCGTCTGCTGCTGGAAACTCAATTGTAAAAGTTCCGTTTGTTACAGTTTTATCTCCACCAAATGCAATTGCACAAACTGCTCTATCAGCATTTGTATCGTTATATATTAAACAACCATTAGCTGTAAATGAAGCTGATGAAAAAGATACATTTGCAAAATCACAAACTGCTGTATCAGTTGATAAAACAGGAGTTACACTTGTAAGTGCTATACCGCCTGCAGAATAAGCTGAACCTGCAGTATTTGAGATTTCATTTGTTGTTGCGTAAGCTGTTGTTGTTTTATTTAAAGTAGCTGAACTTGTGTATAAAGCTAATTTAAAAGCGTTTCCAGATGATGCTGTAAAGTTATGTAACGCTTGTAAAACTTCTGCTTTAAAACTGTTACATACTGCTGATGTTATTGCCATAATTTTATCTCCTAATTTATTTACGGTGAAGGTGATTTGACTTGTATCCTAACAGTACCGTCAGTGTAATCGTCTCGTCTTCTTCTCCCAATTTGCATTCCTGCGAACTGTTG